CACGGAACCAAACATCTTTAGTTTGCGTAAAATTACCAACATCTATATTGAATGATGCACGTAATGAGTCCATCGATTTACCATTATATGTGGTGTGAAATACAATACCCATCTGAGCAGCCATCATCTTTTTGGCCATTACTGAATCGGAAGGCACAGCATAAACAATAGTGTTTGGTTGAAAGGTGATGTATGATTGTCCATCAATAGTCTTGCTATCAAGGTCACCTTTACTAAACATCATGTCGCCTTGAATGATACCTTTGATTCCAAGTTTTGGTAAGAAAGCCAATGCGACTTTCAACTTATCATTCAGACCAGGATTTGGATGGTTCTTATCAATATCATCATTCGTATAATTCAGTTTACCTTCTTTATTGAAGACTGATTTAGTACCAACAAAGAACTTCCCATTATCTGGATTGGTACCACAGATAATAGCAGGTGCACCATCCCACTTTGTGGTAATGTTGGTTTTATTTGAAGAATGACCGGCTAACATATCACGCAAAGAACGTAAAAAGTTGATAGAGTCTCTTGCACCAGTTACACCATTGTTTAGAACGTTATCTTCTAAATGCTCTAGGTGCAGATTAGCACCTTCTTTGGATGCTTCTGATAAAAATTGTGTGAAGTTCATATTAGCTATACTTTATAAAGATACTACTGTTTTTCGTTGCTGATGATGCGTATTCAAATACCAATTTACAAAAATCATCCTGTTTCTTTTCTTTTAGAACGGTATAAACCAATTCCATTCCAATAAACTTGGACATCCACCAAGTTTTATCTTGTCTATGCCCCGATTTTGCTTGAGCAATTAATGTATCAAGTTTTTCTTTTGAGCCAGACAACTCTTTAAATATCGTTGCAAATCTTTTGAAATCTGCTTCTGAAGGTCTTTCAATTGGACATTGATTAGGGAACATTAACTTACTGCGAGAGATGCCTGCTTCTTGTGCCATTGCCATAACAATACCGCCACCAATTTTACCACCTGCAGCTGCCTTACCTTTAATTTCGCCCTGCCAAGATGAAGGCACAGGTCGAGAGGAGAAGTTTCTCATTTGCATCGAACCATCTGCACCTTCAGATTTATATTGGACATAAATGTCTTTAGAATCTGTCATGTTACCACCAAGTTTGATACCAGTAAATTCAGCAACTAATGGTTTTCCATTATTAAAAAATTTAGAATGTGGTTCTGATTTTGGGTCAATCTTCTTTAGTGATACACCAATCAATTCTGTATTAGCAAGAGCATTGTAGATATAAAGATTGTAGTCAGTAAGTGTTGGCCAACCAGTTTTTAACTTAAAGCCTTTTTTAATAACCCAAATGTCCGCAGGATTCCATTTATCATCACCAGTAATACCACTACCGTTTTTAAACTTTCTCCATTCAGCATACACAGAATCAACTAATTTGCCGCCTCGGTGAAACTCAAACTTCTTGCCTGTTTTAGCTCCAGGTATTTCTTCAAACATTAGATTAGCAGTAAGAATAATACTTCTAAACCAGTTTTGATCCAATGAAGCAAGACATTTCTTTAATGGTCTATCACAGTTAGCATCACCAACAACCTTCTCTGTAACCTGAGAAATATCACCTAATGGTTTACCATAGTGTTGTCTTGCAGCACAAGCATACGCTTGTAAACTTTCTGCAAGAGCGGTGATTTCAGCGCCTGCGCCTGAAGATTTTGGACCTGTATCAACATTTACTTTAGAGGGAATATTCATAAAACACCTGAGAGTTTAATTTATCAAGTATTTATGCTACAACATTTATCGTATAATGTCAATCTCTTTATCACCTGTCCAAACTTCTGTCTCATTTCTGATACGACCCTCAGAGGTCAAGGTTTCAAAGCGATTTGCAGCCTTCTTCCTCCACCAGTCAATTACGTTCTCCAGGTGAAATTTATCGTAGTTTTCCTTGTCTGGAATCAATTTATCTGTTCGTCCCATCACTACATCCGCAAAGTTGCTAAAACCATAGTTGGATGCGTAATAACGCTTCTTCTCAGTAAGAGATAGTGCGTTAATAATTGTTTGTTGAAACCCAGCATACTCTGGCTCACCTTTCAATGCCTGTTTAGTGAGACTGATAATCTTGTTGGAGATTTTCAGTTTGCGACTAGAAGCATCGGCAGGTACAATCTCACCGAGGGCAGACTCAACGTAGTTCTTAATGTCATCATAAGGTTTGCCGTGCATCATCGGCAAGAAATCAGAATCCGTTAGTCCCTTGAATCTTAGATAAGGTTTCATACCATCGTACTGTGATGATGATTTGGACGTGCCATAGAGACTTGTGGTTTCAAATAGACATGTATTCATATCATACTTGGCGTTCAACTTCTCACGCACCCAATGTGAACAACAGATAGCGGCAAGTAATTTACCGCCAAGGTAATTATACCCAAATGGTTGAGCAGGCACAATAACAAAACCCATAATTGAAGTATTGTTAAAGTGTTTGCCGCCATTAGGTACTTGAGTGAATACACCGCCAAGCATTTCATTTCTTGGTTTCATATTGATAACTGGTGAACCGAGGCGAATGAAACCAACCCACTTTTTAGAAGTCTTTTCCCAAACAGCCAATCTCAAACAACGGCCAGGAATACTGGTCATGTTTGAGTGAGATGAAATCATATTCAAGTAAATGTCCCAAGTATCTTGAGGCAGTTCAATGAGTTCAAAGTCCATGTCATTAGGGTGCATGGTAAAATCAGAGAACAAGTCTTCTTCAGGTCCCATGCCAGGCAGAGTAAACGGCCTGTCTGATAATGAATTCAACTTTTGGTCACGAATGTAATCATCAATTCGGCCAAAGCGGTCAAAATAATTAGAGAAGATGTTGGCACAATAAAGGCCTTGTTCTTTAGTTAGTTTCTGCATTTTAAATAATGTGCTTCGCAAGTACCATTAGACTTAACCAAGCCCACATAGTATTAAATCCTACGAGAGTTGGCAATAATTTTTTATTCGAAGCCCAAATCAATGTTAAACTTGTAAGCAAAGTTAGCCAATACAACCACCAGATTTGTATGCCAAAGATTAGACCTGGAATAATGATGATAGCTTTTGCTAACCAACTAACAAATTCTACGGTATTATAATTTGTCCAATATTCTTTAGTAAACCACATGCCATAACATTCTTTGACTTTAGCCCAACCAATATGTGTATAAGATACACCTATCAGAATAGCCCATGTGCCAACTGCAAACCATATTTGTAAATCACTCATACTTTAAACCCCTCAAATTTTTTCTTACCAAATTTATTTTCACGATTGCCAAATGTGTTGATTGGTTTGTCTTCTTGTACTTGACCTGAATCTACAATGTCTTCTTGTGCTGATTGTTCAGCATCATATAGTTTCATCTTAGAACGGTCAACACCAATAACAAATCGTTTATAGATGTTGGGATCACCATAACGATTCTTCAACTGTTTCACCATCAACTGATTCAACTGTTCAAGTTCTTCGGTACTAATCAACGCAAACATAAAGTCAGCAGTTGCAGGCAGACCAAATGATTCAGAAGTATCTTCCAAACCAACGTCTGTATTACTAAAACCTGAACGAGTTGTTTGTGTAGCAGAAACAATCGGTACATTAAATTCAACCGCAAGTCCACGGAGTTCTTCAGCAATGGCCTTGATGTAACTATAAGAGTTAACGTTAGCACCAGGTTTAATACGTGATGAAGCACAAATATTTAAATAATCAATAAAGATAATTTGCGGTTGAAAATTTTTCTTCAAATGCAACTCATTCAGCAAAGAACGAAAGTGTAGTGCATTTGCAGAGGCAGTTGGATATTCTTTGATAATCAACTTGCCGTGTGTTTTACTTTTGAGTGTGTCAAATTTACGGTCATAATCACTCTTGGTCATAGAATGTAAATCATTCATAGACACATTCAACAGATTAGCATCAATACGTTCAGCGATACGTTCTTCTGCCATTTCTAATGTGATGTAAAGAACGTTCTGGCCTTGTGACAGACACGAAGCCGCAACGTGACACATAAACATGGATTTACCAACGCCGGTACCAGCAAGACAAATATTCAATGTCTTGTTTGGCAAGCCGCCTTTTGTAATCTTGTTTAATAGGTCAATGTCGAATGGGATTCTAGATTCTTGTTTATGGTAAAAGTCGAAACGGGAACTAGAATCATTGATATAGTCGTGACCAACGTTGCTATCAAAAGAAACACCAAGTGCATTTGAAAGGAGCTTTGGGATTTCTCCCTTGCTTTTTGTAGATTTAGTATCATCAAGAATCGATACAGATTCCATGATGGCATTATATATCGCTTTGTCTTGACAGAACTTTTCAGTTTGTTCAATCAACCATTGTTGTTCGGTTGGTTCTTTTTTGTTCTGATTAATTTCTTCCAACAGATTCAAAGCACCCTTGACCTCAACATCATTTAAAGATTTGGAATCTGTAAGGTCAATAACAAGTGCCTCATGGGTTGGAAGCGTTTTATATTTGTTGATAAATTCGGACACAAGGTTGAAGACAATCTTCTCCTTGTTGTCCGAAAAATAATCTACATGAATAAACGGTAATACTTTTCTGGTATATTCCTCAGAATAAACGAGGTTTTTCAGAATCGTTGTTTCTAGTTTCATCTTGTACTTTTGCCAATAATATGTGTGATAGAATGTTTCCCATGAGTATACTAAAAACCTCATCAGAAGTCAAGTCATCTATGTCATGTTCACCTGGATATACGATAGTGTAACCAAATTGTAATCGAGGTACTGGGCCAGAATCATCTACTCTAACCTTATTATAATGGTATACTACGCCACGGTAATCTGGCGATAGTACCTCTACGCCGGTGATTTCAGAATTTTTAAAATCTATGAATCTAAAATCTTTATTCTCCGTCAGCGTCATCGACTTCTCCCGAAACAACATCTTCTTCCAAAAGGCTGCCATACGAGATAGCAAATTTAGATTTAACATATTCTTTAAACTCCGCATTAGTCAGAATTGAATCCCAAAACTCTCCGTTTAA